GATACATGGGACAGCGTATCCTTTGACGATAAGCGGCGTGTGGTAGATTTGATGATTACCACCGTAGCCGCCACAAGCGACAGCTTGAACATCACATGGAAAATCTGACGGGCGGCACACCTCCCGTCAGATACCTACCCTGTGTAGTCCCTTGTAAACTGTACTTTCCTGTGATGAAGACTACACAGGCCAACCACCAGATGATGACCAGTCGTTCATTGTGCCAAGGCGTGGTCTGGAACCTGACTCAGGCCCAGATGATGACCCAATGATAGTGGAACGACGCGGCTCACCAGCGGATTCGGACTCACTTGTATTTGAAGAAGATATGGGTGAATATCCGGACGAATTTCCTGATAACAGCGATGAGCCGTTTGTTTCGATGTATGAGATGGCATCGAAGCAGCGTCAGGAAAAACGTAAGAAAAAACAAAAAAAGAAGGCCAAGAAGAAAGCCAAGAAAAAGGCCAATGCTTCATCTGAGGGCGTAGATCTTTTGGAACTGGCTGCTTTTGTGGAAGGGGGTGATGAAGATGCACAATTTACCGATGGCGAACAGGAGTCGCCAGCAAAGGGGCGGTTTAGGCAACCACCTGTTTGCCAGATGGAAGAAGAACTGCTTGAAAAAACGGACTTTCTCTATAGGAAATCCGTGTTATACCATTATAATGATCGATACTATGAATCGATTGACGCTGAGGGGGTCGTATCTCTTTACCGTCAATACATAAGTCCAGGGCTTGACGGGGTGAAAAATCTCCGAAATCATCTGGATATTTATAAATGTATGAAAGCAAATCCTCGTTTAAAGTACGAAGATTCGCTGAAGGATAAACCATATTGTCCTTTGAAAAACGGGATCTTGTATCTCAATAAAATGAAGCTGAAACATCATAGTTCCAAGCGTATAACATTTACCGTTCTGGATGCTTGCTATGATGAGGATGCCGAATGCCCGGTGTTCGACGAGTTTCTCGATACGATTACTGAGGGGCGTGAAGATCTGAAGGAACGTTTTATGATGGCACTTGGGTATCTTCTGATTGAGCCTTCAAACGGAAAATATTTCTTCGTTATGGGGTATGCTCCGAACTCTGGCAAGAGTATCTTGGGCAATACCATACAGAAACTTTATCCGGAAAACTCGGTGAGCAACCTCTCGCTTGGTGAACTGGGTGGTAAGTTTGAAACGGAGTCGCTGCTGTACTCCAGAATCAACATCTCCTTGGATCTTCCGCAGGAAGTGTTGAATGCGAGTGCAGTGTCCAAGCTGAAGCGGATCACCGGTGGAGACAGCATCGAAATCCAGCGCAAAAATCAGGGGTCTCTAAAGCTTGACCATAATATGAAGTTTTTGTTTGCGACCAATTTTCCCCTGATAATCGATTCAAACGATCCGGCATTTCTTGACCGGATTATCTTCCTTCCGTTCATGAACTCTGTTCCGAAGGATGAAAGAGACCCGGATCTTGCTAAAAAACTCTGGAAGGAGCGCGATGCAATCGTGACAAAAGCACTTCAGTATGCCAGAAAACTGATGAAGCAAGGCTGGCAGTTTCCGCCGATTCCTGATGTGGACTGCATGAGAGGGATACAGCGGAAAAACTCGATGGACTCTCTTAAAGAGTTCCTTGAAAACCACTGTGAAATGGGGGACTACAACTATTTTACTGCTACATCTGATTTGAGGAGGGCGTATGAGGCCTGTTGCGATGAAAACGGCACATGTCCGTGCAGCGCTACAGCGTTCAACAAGTACATGGAGCAGGCTGGCGGTGTTCGTGACCGAAAGCGTCTCACCGCCTCGGAAAACCCGGTGTGGGGGTTCTATGGTATCCGCCTTCGTCCGTAACGTCAGACTTTTCGATGATACGTTATATCTGTGAGCCGAAGCACGATTACAAGCACTACGGAGGTGTTACGATGATGGACGTTGACGAAAAGGCGATGGCTTACTGTCTGATCGAAGCTCTTTTTGCGGCAGGACTGCTGAACCTGCCTACCTATCAGAACTTCCTTCGGATGAAGTGTGAGCAGGAGGAAGAACCGCCTGCAAAGGCTTCGTAAGCAACAGAGAAAGGCTCTGGTGGAGGATTCTGCCAGAGCCTTTCTTTTTATCCGAAAAAGCAAGAAAATGGAGGTAAAAACATGCGAGTAGCAGTATATGCTCGTGTCTCAACAGAGCATGAGGCGCAAATCAATGCGCTGGAAAATCAGTTGGAGTGGTATAAAATCGAATGTTCCCGGCATTCGGACTGGGAAATCGTGGAGGTCTACGTAGACCAAGGCATCACCGGAACACAAGCACAGAAGAGGCCAGAGTTTTTGCGTATGATGGAGGATGCAAAGAAAGGTAAATTTGACCTTATCATTACCCGTGAGGTGAGCCGGTTTGCACGAAATACAGTTGATACGTTGTCCTATATCCGTGAGTTGAAGGCTGTGGGCGTGAATCTATTTTTCATCAACGATGGTATCAACACGGCCACCGATTATGGTGAGCTTCGGTTGACGATTATGTCTTCCTTGGCACAGGATGAAAGCCGAAAAATTTCAGAGCGCGTCAAGGCGGGGCAAGAAATCAGTCGGGAGAAGCATGTTTTGTATGGCAACGGAAATATCTTGGGATACCGCAGGGAGAATGGAACTTATGTTCCCGAACCGGAACAGGCTGAAACGGTAAGGTTGATTTTCCAGATGTATTCGAGTGGTGAAGTCGGCCTACAGAAAATAGTCGCAGAGTTATATCGTCTTGGACGGTTGGATGCGGGAGGTCATGTTTCGTGGGACGCTTCCAAGGTGAGTCGTGTCCTGCACAATGCAACATATAAGGGATGCATTTGCTATAATAAATCCCATAGTGACGGCTACTTGACGCAGAAGCGTATCAAAAATCTGGATGAAAGCAGCTACATCTATGTGAAAGGGGATTTTGAGCCATTGGTTTCGGAAGAAATGTGGGAGAGATGCCAGCAGATTTTGGCATCGAGATCAGCACGAGTAATCGATGAAAACGGAAAAAAGCACAAGTACATGAGAAATACACCAAAATCGGTCTGGACGGCAAAATTGCGTTGCAGCTGCGGTGCAGGATTTATTCAGTTCAAGTGGCGTGTGAACCGGGATGGTGCTGTAATTCATGGATTTCAGTGCTACCGCCGTACACGCAGGCCGAGCATCAGCTACTTGCAGGAGCATGGCCTTGATTTGAGCATCAGCTGCCAAATCAAGGCTATCAGTGAGTGGAAGCTGGACTTGATGGCGGCAAAGGTGTTTGAACATCTCACATTTGACAAGGGAAAGACAGTCAAAGAGGTCTATAAAATCCTGAGCCGCTGCATGGCAGAGGAAAAGACGGTTCGTATTTCCAGAAAGGCAATGCTGGAAAAGAGCATCGCTAAGCAGAGAGAGCGGCTGGACAAGTATATTGACCTGTGTGCAGACGGCATCATCACCAAACAGGAACTTATGGAACGTCGCAAAGGCTTAGACAACCAGATCGCAGATCTGCAATCCCAGTATGAGAGCGTAGAACAGGAGGATGAACGCAGTGGAGCGCTGGACATGAAGCTGATCTCGCAGAAGCTGGATGAATGGCAGCGGGCATCAAAGAACGATGTTGATCGGGAGCTTATCAACAGCTGTGTGGCGCAAATCACGCCTTTGACAAATGAAGAATTTCGCTGGGCACTCGACTTTCAGATGTCAGAGGTACGGGCGAGAAACGCCGCAGCATATACGATGGATGGCTTTGTAGAGATGGCACGCTTTTCGATTTCCTTTGAGGAGGCAAAGGCTTTTAAGGCATCCCGAAATCAGGGAATCCGCAAAAATGAATGGCAGGATCTCACGGTGGTTGTGGGAATCTGGTCGAAAACTCAAAAGTAGGAGGCTGTGTCGGCTGTGCCGGTTGTGTCAGAGATTTTCAAAACAAGTTTTATTATATCCTTATATCTCCACCCATAAAACACCTGAAAGACACGAAAACATAAGACTGATTCGCAAAAACACTGACACAGCGGACACACTTGGTACAAGTTAGGCGTATCTGAAGCAGATATAATGATATATTATACCCTTGGATAGAAAGACCAGTAAGCAATCACATCAGCTTACTGGTCTTTGATTTTTACAGAAAAACGGAGGAAAAATCAATGGCAGAAATCTTAGAAAAAGTATTGGTGGAGGTGATGAAAGCAGTCGGAAAAGGTGCTGCGAAAATCATTGTCTGGATGGCTCATCAGATCGAAAAGAAATAAGATAATCAAAAATTTTGGAGGTAAAGATTATGTCCGCAAATGTTGAAACCATGTTCTCTGTCCGTGAAACCCCTTGGCATGGACTTGGCCGTATCGTGATGGATGCCCCTGCAAGCCGTGAAGCCTTGGAACTGGCCGGTCTGGATTGGCAGGTGGAAAGCCGCAACATCTATTCCGGTACTGGTGCTATGATCCCCGGTTATCGGGCTAACGTCCGCAGCACCGATGATGCTGTTCTGGGTGTGGTATCCGACCGCTACCGCATTGTGCAGAACGAAGAAGCGTTCCAGTTCACCGATGACCTGCTGGGTGAGGGCGTCACTTATGAAACTGCTGGTTCTTTGCAGGGCGGCAAAAAGGTCTGGATGCTGGCAAAGCTGCCGGAGAAGTACATCATCGCTGGTGACGAAGTGACACCGTATCTTGTGTTCTTCAACAGTCACGATGGCAGTTCTGGTGTAAAAGTCGCTATGACCCCGGTTCGTGTGGTCTGCCAGAACACCCTGAATCTGGCTCTGGGTACTGCAAAGCGCATCTGGACTGCCCGCCATACCGAAAATGTTCTGCTCCGGGTGCAGGATGCCCGTGAGACCTTACAGCTTGCCAACAGCTACATGGGGGAGCTGGGCAAAGGTATCCATGAGCTGACCACCATCAAGCTGTCTGACCGCAAGGTGCAGGAGTTCATCAATGAGTTCTTCCCTGTCACCGAAGATCTGACCGATGGCCAGCGGAAGAACAACCTGCGCTTGCAGGAAGATTTGAAAGCTCGCTATTATAACGCACCCGATCTGGAATGGGTTGGAAAGAATGGCTGGCGGTTTGTGAATGCAGTTTCGGATTTTGCCACCCATGCAGATCCCATCCGCAAGACCCGGAACTACAACGAAAATCTGTTTCTGCGCACCGCAGAGGGCAATCCGATGATCGACAAAGCCTACAAGATGGTGCTGGGTGCAGCATAAAGGAGGACTTATGAACGATGTAAGCAATCGGGCTGTTCGGGAATTTTCTGAGTTCCTTAACCGTATTGAAGTCAACTTTCCAAAGCCAACTTGTACCACAGCATATGAGATCACGCTGAAAAGCACCATCGTTAGTGCTTTGATTACGCTGGACACTGAGAACAAAATGGATGAACGTTTTTGGAACCATCTTCGGGTGCAGCGAAACATTCTGGATTTCCTGTATGCCCTGTGGCTGGACGATGACCGCACCTTGGTAGACGAGTTTTCCACAATTCTTAAAGACTTAGTGGAATACGATTTTGTTGCCGCAAACGAACACATGAAAGAGAGGTTGAATATTGCATGAAAAGGCTTATATCTACACGGAACTTGTCCAAAGAAGATTGGCTCCGTTACCGCAAATGCGGTATTACCGGCACCGATGCTGGTGCCATCCTTGGCCTGAATCCCTACCGCTCGGCATTTCAGGTGTACCACGATAAAATCAGCGATACCACTGAAAATATCGACAACGAGGCTATGCGGCAGGGTCGTGATTTGGAGGATTATGTAGCGCAACGGTTCACCGAAACAACCGGTCTGAAGGTACGCCGTGCAAATGCCATCTACCAAAGTGAGGAACATCCACTGCTTCTGGCGGACTTTGACCGTTTGATTGTCGGGCAGAAAGCAGGACTGGAATGCAAAACGGTTTCACCGTTCTCTGCGGATAAGTGGGCAGATGGCAAAATCCCTGCACATTACATGGCTCAGGTCAATCACTATCTGGCTGTCAGCGGTTTTGACTGCTGGTACATTGCTGCTCTGATTTTCGGGAAGGAACTGGTGATTCACAAGATCACAACCGACAAAGAAGTTCTGAACAACCTCATTGCCAAGGAAGAGCACTTCTGGAAATACAACGTGATGCCCGAAATTCCGCCTGTACCTACCGGAAGCGAGGGGGATACACAGCAGATCAATCAGCTATACTCTGCAGATGATCGAAACAAAACTGCCGATCTAAATCCCATCCGTAATCTGTTGGACAAGCGACAGGAGCTTTCCACCCAAATCGAGCAGATGGAACAGGAGAAAACGGCCATCGAGCAGCAGGTCAAGCTGCAAATGCAGGATGCTGCCTATGGCACAGCACCGGGTTATAAGGTATCGTGGGTATCCTCCGAAAGCAAGCGTGTGGATTCCCAGCGTTTGAAGAAAGAACAGCCCGATATTTTCAATCGGTACAGCAAGAATGTAAGCAGCCGCAGGTTTACCATTATCCATGCAGCATAATTTTTGTACGCCTATAGGCACACAAAATTCGCGCTTCAGCTATTTTTATTTAATAGAAAAGCACAATACTGTTTACACAATAATAATTGTATGCTAAGATAAGAATATGAGGTGATGCACGATGGTTCTGCGCAAAAGTTATTTGGATAAGATCATTCCTTTTATCGATCAGGATCTGATCAAAGTTCTGGTTGGAATCCGGCGCTGTGGAAAAACAGTCCTTCTCGGTCAGATCAAGGACGTGCTCCTCCAGCGCAACATTCCCGCACAGAACATTATTCAGGCCAATTTTGAGTCCATGCGCTTCCGCAACACCCGTACTGCGGAAACGCTTTACGACTACATCGCAGAAAAAGCGGAAGGCTGTACCGGCAAAATCTATATTCTTCTGGATGAGATTCAGGAGGTGGAGCGCTGGCAGATTGCAATCAATTCTCTTCGTGTCGATTTCGATTGTGATATTTACCTGACCGGCTCCAATTCCAAGCTGCTTTCCGGCGAACTGGCAACCTATCTTTCCGGACGATACATCCAGATTCAGGTTTTCCCCTTTTCGCTGGCCGAAGCAAAACAGCAATGCATTGAAAACGGAACCTATACTTCGGATGAAAAGCTCTTCGCAGACTATTTGAAGTACGGCGGTTTTCCGCAGCGTTTCTTCCTCCCTGACGATCATTCAATCACCACCTATCTGGACGATCTTTACGAGGCTATCATTGTCCGTGACATCATGCTGCGCCACAATATTCGCGAACAGACCGCATTACGTAATGTCCTTGCATTCCTGCTGGACAATATCGGCAATCCGTTTTCTGCCCGTAATATCAGTGGACGCATGGTTTCGGAAGGAATCAAGACAACCACTGCTACCGTACTGAACTACGTTGATTATTTCAAGGAAGCCTTTATCCTTCTGAATGCAAGCCGCTATGATATCAAAGGAAAAGCGCTCCTGTCCAGCACAGAAAAGTACTATGCAGTCGATCTTGGGCTGCGGAACGTTATCAAGAAAAGCGAAAAGCTTGACAGCAACAAGCTGTATGAGAACATCGTATATCTGGAAATGCGGAGCCGTGGCTATGAAGTTCAGGTCGGCAAACTGGACGACACCGAAATTGATTTTATCTGCTACCGTGGAGATGAAAAGCTCTATATTCAGGTTGCTTACCTGATCACTCCCGCCGATGAAGAACGGGAGTTCGGTAATCTTGAGCGGCTGCACGACAACTATCCTAAGTATGTTATCAGTGGTGATTTGATGAATTTAAGCCGAAACGGAATCATTCATCGAAACATCATTGATTTTCTGCTCAATCCGTAATTTTCACATCATGGGGCACAACAGTTGACGCTGTTGTGCCCTTTTTTCTTTATCAAAATTGGAGGCATTCTTATGGAAAATCCATTCGTAAAATTATTTGCTATCGACTTCAAAGATCATCTGGAAGTCAAAAAGTCCGGCAACACGGAACTGAAATATGTAAGCTGGGCGTATGCCTGGGCAGAGGTGAAGAAGCTGTACCCTGCTGCCAGCTATGAGGTCAAGAAATTCAACGGCCTCCCCTATGTTTATGACCCCATAACCGGCTTCATGGTGTATACCACTGTCACGATTGAGGGCGTTTCGCATGAAATGTGGCTGCCTGTACTGGATGGCGCAAACAAAGCCATGAAAGCCGTGCCTTATACCTACACAACCCCGAAATGGGACTACAATCCGCAGACCCGCCGCCGTGAAAAGATCGGTATGGAAGAACGCACCGTAGAAGCAGCCTCCATGTTCGATGTAAACAAGGCTATCATGCGGTGCTTGGTAAAGAACCTTGCTATGTTCGGTCTTGGTCTCTATGTCTACGCCGGAGAGGATTTGCCGGAAGATGCTGCACCGCAGCCGGAGGCAGAACCGCAAAAGCAGCCGAGACCGAGATCCGCTACCCCGAAGCAGGAACAGCCGCCTGTGCCCTGCATCTGCGCCCGGTGCAATCAGCCCATCAAGAGGGTCAAGCTAAAGGACGGCTCCATCATGCAGGCCGCAGAGTTTGCAGCTACCCATGAGGGGATGTGCGCAGACTGCTATAAGGCAACCAGATTGAACGTAGCATAATAACAGCTTCAATAATTCTTGGTACTTGTGCGGATTTGCACATTATGTTACATTTACAATAGTGAGTTTTCTTAGAAGGGAGCAGTACATGAGAAAGTTGAAATATCCGATTGGCATCTCGGATTTTGCCGAGATGCGCAACAACGGATACTATTATATCGACAAAACAAATCTGATCGTTGACCTCCTTGATAAAGGGCCGGTTGAAGTAACTCAAATTACTCGCCCTCGCCGCTTCGGAAAATCCCTTGGTATGAGCACTCTCGCAAATTTTCTGGATATCCGCAAAGACAGCAAGCAACTGTTTGAGGGATTGGCAATCTCCAAAAATACAGAACTTTGCAAAAAATGGATGAACCAGTGTCCTGTGGTATTTTTCTCTTTCAAGGACACGGACGGTCTGACCTTTGAAAGTGCCTATGGAATGCTGTGCATGAAACTGGCATTTGCGTTTCAGGATTATCAGTTTCTTTTGGATGACGATGCTATTTCTGACGATGACAAAGGCATCTTTAAGCGAATTCTGGGACGCACTGCATCCATAGATGAAACCAAAAGCTGCTTTTTGCTATTGACCCGGATGCTGGAAATCCACTTCAAAAAATCGGCGGTCGTCATTCTGGATGAGTATGATGTTCCCATTGCAAAAGCCAGCAGCAACGGATATTATTCGCAGATGCTGGACGTGATGCGGGCTATGATGAGCACCACGCTCAAAGACAATACTTCGCTTGACTTTGCTGTTATTACCGGCTGCCTGAAAATTGCAAAAGAAAGCATCTTTACCGGGACGAACAATTTTGTTTCGGATACGATTCTTTCTCCCCGGTTGAGCGAATCCTTTGGTTTTACACAGGCAGATGTAGATCAAATGCTGAAAGATGCTGATCTTGAATCGCAGTCTGCTGAAATCAAGGCATGGTACGACGGTTATCATTTTGGCGATGCAGACATTTATTGTCCATGGGACGTGATTAGTTATCTGCGGGATTTCCAGTATGGTGTAGCACAGAAGCCGAAAAGCTATTGGAAAAACACCAGTGATAACGCCATCATCCGTTCTTTCATCGACTATGCAGGTGACAATATCACCACAAAGCTTGAAACGCTGATGGCTGGCGGCTCTATTATTCAGCATATTGAAGAAAACCTGACCTACGATTATCTGCACTCCTCTGAGGAAAATCTTTGGAGTGTGCTGTATCTGACAGGCTACCTGACCAAGGTGCGGGATAAGGATCTGACGGATTCGCTGCCGGATGGCTGCTCTGCGTTGATGATTCCCAATGCAGAGATTCGGGAAATTTTTGAAACCACTGTAAGCAAATGGTTTGATGACAGTGCAAAGGCATGGAACCGCAGCCCGTTGTTTGATGCAGTCTGGAGCGGAAACAACGAAGCTCTGACAAAAGAGATGACCAAGCTGCTGCGTATGACCATCAGCTACCACGACTACCGGGAGGATTTTTACCACGCTTTCCTTGCAGGCATCTTTACTGGTGCTGGCTATGTGGTAGAATCTAACAAAGAGCATGGCGAGGGGCGCAGCGATGTCATTGTAAAGGATATCCGCAATGGCCGTGTGGCGATTTTTGAAGCCAAGTATGCAAAAACTCTGGATGCTCTGCCGGATGCCTGTGATACTGCTATTCAGCAGATCAATGACCGGATGTATGCGGCGGACTTCCGGGATGACTATGATGACATCCTCTGCTATGGCATCGCATTCTTCAAAAAACGTTGCATGGTAAGAAAAAAATAATTATCTACTGGGGAGTATCTTCGGATGCTCCCTTTCACTTTTTACAGGACAATCCATTTGGATTGTCCTGTTTTTATTTGGAGGCACACAATGAAAGAAGAAAAAATCAAAGTCCTTGCGCTCCTGCCAATGGAGCTGCCAAAGGAGATTGATCTGGACAACACCCTTGAAGCCATGCAGAAGTTTGTAGGCGGGCTGATCGAATGCATCACATTGAGTGATACCGGTTCAGAGGTCACACTGATCTGCAATGATGAAGGCAAGCTGCTTGGCCTGTCTCTCAATCGTCCGCTGTGGGATGGAGCCGATGTTCTTGCCGGGCCGGGATTTCTGGCCGGATGCGACAACGAAGGGAATCTGACTTCCCTGCCGCAGAGTGCAATGGATTTCTACAAAGAGAATTTCAGAGCTTTTATCATTGAAATCTAAGGAGGACAGATTATGACCTTTCATGCAATGACCGAACACTACGAAGAGATCACGGTTTGCGGAAAGCCTGCGCTGTTCACCAGCATCCGCATCAAGAGAGATACCATTCCGGATGGTCTGTACGCCTACGATGTTCGGCATGATGACGAGTGCCGGGGCATCCCTTGTGAGATTGCGCCCTTTGTGATGGTCAACCACTGGGGCACCATTATTCTTGCGGAACCGCTGGAACTGCCGGATGATGGGCGGCGATATATTGACGAGGACACCGACTGGAACTACGCTCCTTTGGATGGCGAGGACACCGCCAATCACAAACCGTGCACTACCATTTCTGATTTTATGACTGCCTATGCCCACTAAAACTGTATTAAAAATACCGTATATTCTGTTTTGTATTAAAACCAGCCATTTTCAGGCCATTTCAAGGTGCAAAACACAGTCTTAAAAATGTCGCTCGTTATCTTTGAGCCAGAAAGGAGACTCATGAACATCTATGGCTATTGCCGTATCTCTACGGCAAAGCAGAGCATCGACCGTCAGATCCGCAACATCAAGGCTGAATACCCAACTGCCCATATCGTGCAGGACGCCTATACTGGCACATCCATTTTTCGCCCGGAATGGCTGAAGCTCTATCGGATTCTGAAATCCGGAGATACAGTGGTGTTCGATTCGGTGTCCCAGATGTCCAGAAATGCAGAGGAAGGCTTTGCTCTGTATGAAGATCTCTATCATAAGGGTATCCGGCTGGTGTTCTTGAAAGAACACCACATCGACACCGAGACTTACAAAAAAGCCCTGTCCGACAGCATTGCCATGACAGGGACAAATGTGGACTTCATCTTGAAGGGCATCAATGAGTATCTGATGGCCTTGGCAAAGGAGCAGATCAAACTGGCCTTTGAGCAGTCCGAAAAAGAAGTTGCCGATCTGCACCAGCGCACCCGTGAGGGCCTTTTGACTGCCCGGTTGAACGGTAAGCAGGTTGGTCGCAAAAAAGGTGTTGGCTTTGAAACGAAGAAAGCCAGAGAAGCCAAACAGATCATCCGTACCCATTGCAAGACCTTTGGCGGCACACTTGACGATGCCGAGTGCATGAAGCTCACCGGTCTTGCCCGGAACACCTATTATAAATATAAGCGTCAGATTCGTGCTGAACTGATGGCTGAACAGGATTTGCCGAAAGGAGCAAGTATCTTTTATGAACCGCCAAAATCATTCTGAGCCGGAGAACCGGCTCACTTTGGAGGAACAGCAGGAGTTTTTGAAGCTTCTGGCCCGTCTGTCCCCTGAACAGCGTGAAGCACTGAAAGAAGTGCTCAAGTCCTTTACTTAACAAAAATGTGCAGGGCGGCATTGCTGCTACCCTGCACATTTTTATTTTTTGTTATGCACGTTCTACTCTAATGCTGCCAGTACGCGCATCTTTAATGACACGAAAGCGATTTTTGCACCCTGTGCACATTTTAGTTTGATTCGTTCCACCTGTCGCGGGCAGACGCATCAACACACGACCACAATCCGGACACTCTACAGAAATCATTGCCATAAGAAACTACCTCCTGAAATTATTCTATTGTCGCCAAGTGGTTCGGCTTGGAAGCCGCCACAAGAATCTTTTTAATGCCCTTTGCATCCTGCAATTTTTTCTGGTACTCCACTTCACTGGGGAATTCATTGTTCAACCATTGGATGTAAAAAGCATACGACCCCTTCTGTGCAAACATATCATCATACATTTTGTTCAACACACACTGATCGCCTGTTACTTCACCCAGTGAATATTTTTTCACGATCTCGAAAAAGCGATTGCGGTGTTCCATTGCTCCTTCGTAGGAGTGACATTCCAGTGCATCCGGAATGGTTCCAAATATCGTTTTCAATTCGAGGTTTGCAAGCAGTGGCATGGTAAATTTAATTTTTCGCTCATACGATGTTACGATATTGTTTTCTTCATCGATTACATCATACTGAATCGCAAATCTCACAGCTGTATCGAACTGCTCTTTAGCTGGAGCGTTCTTCTTCAGATACGCAAGCATCTTATTGGCATAGATTTGATACTGCACATGCTGATTGGCTTCTTCCATCTCATCCGTCCAGTTAAAATCCAGTGGGTGCTCTTTGATCCATGCACATACAAAATCTATTCTTTCCTGAGACTTTTCTTTTTCCACCTTTGTATACAGGGAATAATATGCTCTGCAATAGGAGGCGTCTTTCTTTCGAGCATCTAGTGCCTTACAAAGATAGCACTCAACCTTCGCCAGTGTAGAAACCTTTATATCAGGATGCTGTAGCCGCTCTTCCAGCGTTTTGGTATTCCAAGTATCTGCAAAGAAGATTTTTTCTTCTTCCGCCTTTTTTCGTTCTTCCTCACGCTTTTCCGGATGCTCGACAATATCATCTACGGCACTTTTTGTTCCAATCAGCGACAAAATTCCCACAATTTTATCTGTTTCTCTATCGGAGAATCTCCTGCTCAATCTATTTTTAACACTTTCTATTTCAATATCAGGTTCCTTTTCCCAACTGTACCCGCAAATATTGAACTTGTTTTTCAGAATCTTCAATAGTTCCACAAATTCTGGTCTTGTCTCCACCTTTGGCAGATTATCTTCTGTTACGGTTCCCAAGCTGACTAAAAGTGCTTTTACTTTCTTTGTCACTTCCCATTCTGCAAGTTCTTTCAACAATTGTGGGCTGTCCATTCCAAATCTAACAGTCTCTACTCTACACCCCGAATCGTCTATTTCAACCTGAAAATAGTCGTACGGAGTCGGGCTTTTTCCTGAAGTGATGAATAACTTTTCCGGCGTAAACGCAAGATATGCCACTGCATCGTCTTTATTCTTAAAATAGAACGCCACAATAGGACCATATATGCTTTGATCAATTAGCGGACCATACTTTTCGTACTTTCTCTCAAAAGACTCTGTCCCTTTTCTTGCAAAATGCCTTGATTCTCTCCGTGCGTCCTCATAGCAAAGTAGTTCATCATCGAATACGATATCATGATACCGTTGCAGTTCTTCGCCCCAATGTTCAGCAATATACATTAGACCATTAAACCGAGATTTCATCAGGGAAATATCTTGTTTTAGCCATTCCTGCATCAGTGGATATTTTTTGAGTAGTTGCTCCGCAAACTTCATATCCCCATTCAGTTTATCATAATCGTATCCATCCATTGTCAGGTTCATCTGTTGTTTCAGAAGCGGCACATAGATTTCTTTCATGTAATTCAAGAACGAATCATAAATACCAAGGTACTTTGTAATTCCCTCCAAATCACCAGCATCATTGGCAAAAATCAGGTAGGCAATTGCATAGAGCCTTTCATCATAGGGGTATCTCATTGTATTCGTTTTCAAAAACTCAACAACTGCACCCTTGTCAATATTGTTCGTCTGGAAATCCTTTTCTAATTCGTCGAATTCGTTCCCTTCCAGCCTCTCACTGGACATTATATCTGTTTCAATTCCGAGCATTTGTGTATACTCGATATCAACAGAATCTCCCATTTCCTGAAAGAGCATATTGATTGCCAGTTTGTACGGGGCGCTTTCAAAGACTCGTCCCAACTTTTCGGCAAATGTTCTCTGTTCTCTGCTGGTACGGGCATAGTCCATAAATGCGTTAGCAAACCGGTTCACTGCGGAGGTTGCCATCCGGTTTGCCGTGTACAGTGCATCTCTTTCCATAGGGGAATATCCCGACATTGCAATCTCCGCGTCTCTTCGGCTTGAGCGGAGCATCGAGATATAGTCGATATACTCGTGACGGTTTTCTTCTTTTTGCGGATAGCACTGCTCGTAGATTTCGATCATGTGCTCGAATATCTGCAAAAATTCCTCTCTAGAGTTCTGCATCAGCAACTGACATCTCGTACGGAAGCTCTGAATTATATCCGGTTCCACTTCCCGCCCGCGCAGGCTGCTTGTTGCATCCCTCAAAATGCCTTCCTGTGCATCTTTGAACGCCTGCGCGAATGTCATCAACGTCTCATAAAAATGATCTCCACAGGCTTCCTTCTGTCCCAAAGCATCTGCCTGCCTTTGCAAATAAAAGCAGCGTGCTTTCTGAATGATTGGCTTTAGTTCTTGTACCACACGGTTATAATCATCAAATTCCTTGTCGAACACGAGCACTTTTTTCAGATACCAAAAGTTCTGGCTCCCATCTTCGGGCGGATTCTCAGCAAAACGCATTCCATTCTTGGGGGAGGTGTTTGACTTTGCAGGGTCAAAAAGCTGTTTTCTAAATTCCTCTGCAAAATCAGTTTTCATTTTTTCTGTATAATACGGTGTCGGCTGCACGCCAGTCAACATGTTAAGCAGCGGCCTGTAAGTTTCGGGCTGTTTTTCAATCCACTCACGAAATTCCTTTTCGGACAAACTATACTCATCCAAAAGGCCCACGCTAGAGATCAGAGCATTTTCTATCGGACTAAGATCGTCGTTCACGACTTCTTCGGGGCCGGCATGATAAATTTCATCCAGACAGGAGTAGTCCAACGCACTGATTTCCTCTTGCAGCAGATTCAGTTCCTCTTCTGAATCTCGGCAGGATACTGCATTGGAACCTTCCGGAAGTAGTGAATCATAGAGCAATTCAACAACATCTCTTAGATTTGAATATAATTCCGACTTAACCATGTTATACCTCCTTGTCGGACGTTTGCTCTTCGTCCGGTTATCTTTATATAGAGTAGGCATAAGCAACATAGTTGTTTGCCATTCTACCAATCGTAGCCCGGCTTTCACGAATCGCAGCCACACCAATGCTGTCCGCCGACAACTGTATAAACTGTTTCATGTGCCGCAGTCTATGCAACATCTTTGATTGCTATTCCTTCAAAGCCTGTATGTCCTTTACAATAGTAACAGAAAGGCCGGTGATGCCGAGCGTTTTTTCGTAGAACATAACGATTTATGCTATTGCTAGTATACGACTTATCTAATTACCAGTCAAGACTTCAAAAGATAAAATCGTAAGTACACACTACGATTTATCCAAGGATGCTAAACCATGGAACGAGAGAAGCCCACATTTGATATCCTTGGCCGTATTGAGCGGGAACGCCTTTCCCGTGGCTGGTCTGAGTATGCCCTCGCAGAGAATTCAGGTCTGACACAATCTACCATTTCTACCTGGCGCAGACGGAATCTTCAACCCAATGTAGCTTCTCTTGAGAAAATCTGCTCCGGCCTTGGTATCTCGCTTTCCCAGTTCTTTCAGGAGGAAGACTCTGTTTACTTAACCTCCGACCAGAAGGAACTTCTTGATCTCTGGGCTAAACTCTCTCCTGCTCAAAGAACTGCGGTCTCTCAAATGCTGCGTTCCTTCCTATATATAAAGGAAGAGGAATAAATTTTTTCCGCTCGTGAGCCGCTTGTGTCAAAAGCGAATTTCCGCGAGCACCCTCTCACGGCACACCCATTTTCAGAATGGGTGTGCTACAGGGGCGCTTGCAAAAATTCACTTTCGACACTCGCGTCTCACTCACGGGCTGTATTTTTGTAGCTTCTTATATAAGATAAAATCCAACTATTCCGCAGCAAAATACGGTCAAGCCCATGAAGGACTTGACCGTTTTATCATTTTGAATAACAGGTTTTAGATACAAGATTCCCGAATTTTTGCAAGGTCACTGTTCAGAAGCGTTTCATGTTCCAAAAGACCATGCTGCACAGCAAGCAGAAATTCCTTATTATTATGAAGAATCTTATAGGCTCTGCGGTAAAGTTCTTCCAGTTTTGCTGACTTGATGGCTTCATTATAAGAAAGTCTCTGCTCGGACATTCTGTTGTCCCCTGATTCAATTCCTACGAAGCCACCACCTGCAAAGTGACACTGCCAAATATCCATGAGCTTATCTGCTTGCTCTATATCGGCCGATGCCTGAATATCCATAACACCATAGATCAGAGACACACCCGCTCTGCCTGCCAATGTTTTGGTCACTTCATCCAGAAATTCCTCCTCATTTTGTGCATAAGTAGCACAGCCATTTGCCATACCACCAATTACACCTTGGCTTCCGCGAACCGTGACAATTCCAATGCTTCCGGGGTGAAGAACTTCTCCGACCACTGCATGGGCAGCTTCATGTACTGCAATTAGCTGACGCTCTGTGGAGTCAGTTTCCTTATCCGTCTTTTGGAGTTTATATACCACCTGAAGAAGAGCTTCTGTGATATCTTCCTTCTGGATGTGCTCATGACCTTGATAGACACTATTCAGCGCAGCAAGGTTCATTACCGTTTCCAGTGTAGCGCAGCTTACCTTGGGCATAGCCTTGACGATATCTGAAATCAACACATCCTCTGCCAAATCTTTATCCCTGAGATAGTAGCTGACAATGTTCTCTGCATTCTCTCCAATCGGAGGTTGCAGATAGATCACATAATCAAATCTACCCGGTCTCAACAAGGATGGTGGCATATACCTTGTATCGTTAGTAGTAGCAATCACAAAAAGATCTGTGTCCTTTGCATCATCAATACAGGCTTGCAGACAAGCCCATTCCGGAGCATAGGGAGAGGTGGATTCTACATAGAGGTTCAAATCTTCTAAGAGCAGTATACTAGGTGCGTCCTCCTTCGCCATAGCAAATACAGCCCTTAATTCATCCAGAAAACTGTTTTCCTGACTGGTTTTACGAAAAACAAAGGGCTTCCGTTCGGACTCTTCCATCAGGATAGATGCCAGCAGACTTTTTCCAAGACCAGGATCAGATTCCATCAGTAGCCCTCTTGGAATAGAAATGCCCTTTCTTTTATAAACCTCCGGTCTTTTTAGAATATCCAGAATCTGACGCAGAATCTCTTTCGTAGATTCGTAGCCGATAACTTTTTCATCAAACTTATCCATTGTATTCTCCCTTCTTATTTGCGCTTTGATTTTTTGTTCTGATTCATTTGACCTTTTGCTGTCAGAGAAATGCTTCCGTATCGAACGATATCATCGCCATACAATGCAGCTTCTCTTGACTGTCTCATTTGGATATTATTTTGAAGCATCTCGTCAAACTCAGATTTCCATTGATTTGTTACCGTTACAAGCATATTCCACTCAGATTCCCATTGAATATGAAACATATTCTGTGTTTGAAACGATACTGCACAAACTGCAAAATGAATATGTACATTAAATCTATCCGCATGAATTCCATAGGCTGTAATATAACCTTTCTTCGCATAGATACTTGCTATTCTTTCTGCTAGAGATACTACATCCTGTGGCAAAATACAATCTGTTGCTGCGAAGGAAACAATGCGGTGTTTTGCAAACTGCGGAATACCTTTATGTCTTCTCCTGACTTCAAAAAGCATCAGATGATAAACTAAACTCGGATCACACAAATATTCATTGGGAATCATCGCTGGCTGACAACCTGCTAAGGTATTTGTTATAGTATTCGCTCTTTGACTATCTTCTGCTGTTTTATCTAATCTAAGAATATAATGCAGTAACCGTTTTAAATCTTCCAAAGTTTCATACTTCTCATTTTTGAGTTCGATATAACACATATCTATGAACCTCCTCTTTTATCCCTTCCAGATCTTTTTCACTCGCATAATATCCAATATTAGATATAATTTCATCAACAAGGTCTGCATCTATTTTGGTAAAATAGATTGCGCTCTTAAATACTTCTGTTGCATTTTTACCAGTTTCATCCATTCTCTGTTGTAGATGAATTTTATCTTCATCTGTCAATCGTATACTAAAGATATTTCCCATTATAAGCACCTTCTTTCTATTCATATATTTCATAAAGATAAATTAATATCATTGAAAATATAGATGAGAATTTATAGAATAAAATATTATTTATGACGGCATCCGCCTCCCCCTCCTAGCAAGAATAGCCAAATGTATATACACTACACATTCGGCTGTTCTTGTGCGACTGTTTGTACTACAACTATTCCATTCAGCCGCTTTATCCTAATGTTAGTGTCATTAATAAAGATTAACTTTCACCTTCCTTCTGCTCTATACATTATTTAGCATTAACATTGGATTACCCGTATGTACATCACTCCATCAAGCACTACTTTCAGGCAATAGAAAACCCACATGGAACATCATCCATGTGGGCTTTTTCATGTTACCACCCAACTGATTTCATGTGAGATTCCTGTACAATATATTCCTGCACCGCTCTCTTGGGAATCTTCCAAGATCGGCCGATTCTCATGGCTTTTATCTTTCCTGACTTCAAAAGCTTATAGGTGGTGTTCATACCACATCCCAACATATCGGCAACTTCTTCTGGAGTGATCAGAGTGTCATAGCAATCAAACATAACGGCAAATCCTCCTTTGGTGGGTTACTATAATGTTGCCGAAGGTCAAATCATACCAGATACAGAGAAAGGGCGACCACCCGTGTGACCGCCCTGAATTTATGTCAAAACGCTATTGTGTGTCTCTTGTTCCTACACTTTCAAAAAAATTTTGCTTGAAAATTCCTATTTTCCTGATATCAGGGAACATTTAACGCTCATTTTTTTCGGAAATGTAGGATGTATATTTAACTCTTTTCTGGGCTCCACCCAATCACCAGTTTATTTCTTTCAATAAACTGAAGCTTCATATATTTCAAATAATCTCCATTCGCTTTTTTCGGTATCATCTTATCAAGCTCGAATAGTGTAATTGGAGCTTCCATTGTCTCAGGTTGATCCAGCATTCCAATTATATAGTCAGATAGTGCTCGAATTATCTCAGGACGTCTCTTTATTTTTTTCAGTTCCAACAACGTATCTTCTGATATTCCAGATTCAAATTCAATTTGATTTTCATTAATATAACTCGACAGATATGCAAACATTTTTTTGAGAATCTCTGCACTATCTTTTGTTTCATTTTTCACCGCGCTATATAGTAGCACACAAAAGCACGTATTATATAGCGGAATACACCATTCGGAAAAGAAAGCCACGCCTTCTTCATATATATTTTTCCACTTTTGTACATCATCTTCTCTCTGCGCTGTAGTTACCAAATTTCCATATATATCATTTGAAATTACCTCTTTCCATGTTGTAACATCCTTTCCTTTTTTTATAGCATTCAATGCCTCAAAAGCTATATCCACCAGTTCTGCTCGGTTAAGAATATTGTTGCATTTAAAAATTTTGTCCAATCTAGTTACTGATTCTCTATCGAAGAAAGCCGTTCCCATTGTATTATAAACCTTGACCACATTATTCCACAGGCGCATCACAAGTTGTACTCCAAGTGCTTGCTCAACTCTAATTCTAATATACAATCGGTCAGCCGATGTTAGTTTATCTTCTTTCCTCAATTCAATGAGATCTTTATATGTTTCTACGATTCCTACAATCACTTTTTTTGCAATTTGATCATTAGATTGTCCGCTCTCTGCTTTGTTATGCGTTTCCTGCACCTCTTTTATTATACTAATTTTTTCAAGGCTCTTGCTTTTTCTTCGGAATGCAGCCGCTACGTCCAAATCGCTTAATTTAAGCCCTTTTACTTCCCGCTCACCCTCTCGGAATTCACTAGGTCCTTCTACAAAGAACCCATTAAAGTATGGCATAAGTTCCAATTTCTTATTTATGCCCTGAATACTTGTATTCAAAGCATGATTTCCTGACGACTTTTTATTTTTCTTTTTTGTGTCTATGCTTAAAGAGCCATTATCTTCTCCGTTTTTATTAATAATAATTTTACCCGGTTGAAAGTTATAAACCTTATTTTGAATCAAGTAATCCATCCCTGCAATTACACCGTCTTTTACATTATTTTTATCAGATTCAAAATAAGTATATTCTACTGCATCATATGCGCTTATAGGATTTCCCTTTCCAATTAATTCGCGCAACTGGCAATAAAAGTATACAACTGCATTTTTCTTAAAAAATTCCAGCCTTCCATCAAAATAATTAAGGGAGCCTGAACATATAACTCCAAACGCCATCGATGGCCTGTCTTCGACCAAGGGATCAAACAACTCATACGCGCTTTTCCCCACCCAGTCAACTAGATTTTCCTGCTTTGGCATTTTTCGGACATCTGGCATATCTAATCGAAAACTGTACCTTAAGATACTGTCGGCGACATTGCACCGCCGTATAAAGTCGTTCACTAACTTCTCCGCTGCTTCATCCTGCTTTTCTTGATTTTTCTTCATTCGTATACCTCAGTTATTTTAAATATTATATTTCATGCAGTTTTTCAATGCAAGCTCATTCATTTAATTCATTATATCATATATAGTTCTTTTTTCAATAACATTCTATCGTTTAAAGAAGTACTTCTACCTCTTTGTTGCGATTTAGCTCAAAAAAGACTATCCTATGGTCACCGGAAGCGCTCCGGGGACTGAGCCAAGCAAAACAAGGCTCACTCGATGCACACATAACCGGCAGGAGGTACAACGATGATCTACAATACAGCATAGCCCTTGAGGCACCGGCACCTTGCTACGAAGGAAACGTAGCAGTTGATCCTTGAAAACTAAATATAGAAAAAGGGAGATGTATGGCATGAGCATCTATCAAGCGCCGCAAGTTCCGCAGCCAGCTGTCACATTTGGAGGTGGCAATTATGTAGATTTATCGACAGTAAACATGCTGCAGGCGCAAAACGCTGCTCTGCAGCAGGAAAACGTCGCTCTGAAAAGTGCGAACCAGTCTCTACAGCAGCAAAGGGAGAATCCGCTTTGTAAAGCAGCTAATCGCGCCTACCTGCGAGAATTCACCGCATATAAAACAGAGAGTCTCGTAGAATTTCCCGACGGAAGGTACCACCTTGTTAAGGAAAACCCTCTTGGTGAACTCTACAAGGTTGTCAAGCCCGTGTCAGACTGTACAGAATTCTCTGCTCGATATGCGATCGATCCACGGGACGGCTCTACGAGTATTGAAGTCCGGTACAGACTTCCTAACGGAACTCTTTCAGGCTTCCGTGTTGCCGATGACAAATTTCAGCAGAACGCTTTGATTCAAGGATTTTACAAAAGTGGCGGCACACTCCGCTGTGGAAAAGATGGTCCCCGGTTGTTTTATATGCTCGTTGCGCAGCTTTTGAGTAAGCACGAGATCTATTTTCAACCTATACCTGGGTGGAATATCAACGCCTCAAGATGGTTTTTCAAAGAGTCGGCAGGATGTGAGGCGCCGCTGGATAGTCCGATTCTTCGTCCTGATGCTCTGACATCCGAAGACCAGATGATGATGGCCGCAGTCATCGGATTATCCTTCTTGAAGACACGTCTTCCTGAAGACATGCAGCCGACTAAGCCGTTTGCTGTGATCTCTGAGAGTTTTTCGATCACAACAGAGATCACTCTCAATTGCAAGCTCGCCGAGCTTAAAAAGCAGCTGAACCATCATCGAGACGACTTGCTCATCCATGTCCGTGGTGGATTTGCGTCCAACCGGTATCAGAAAGCTACGAATTATGATTACCTCTCCGATGAAGCCGAGAAGGGAAGCACGAGTCGTTCGATCTACATTGTTCAGGCAAAAGAATTGACGCCGGAGATTCGTGAGCATTGCATTCCGATCCAGTTAAATCCGGCAGAGGCTTGCTCCGCTACTACCGGTGTAGATTCTGTAACATGGGGTGATTTGATTTCCTTGGTAGAGGGCAATCCAAACGAATTTGATTCCCGCGTGTATCGCGCATATAAGGAGGAACGTGACAGAATGGAAGGATCAAGTTTTTGTCAGGAAATTGCCGTTTTACGTGCTGTAAGCGAAATCATTTGCTGGACGTTTTCTCAAAAAGCGTCTTTATCCGAAGAAAAGGTTCGAGATGCTTATAAAACCGCCTTCGATCACTATCCTTCCCGGTGGGATTCTATGCTAAACACAACCGCATCGGATTGCTTCCGCAATGCCCTTTATGCAGCTGCACGCGAACAGACCATCCGATTCCGGGACATTGGTGATTTAGACGAGACTTATTGCAAAGAAAAGGAGGTACTATATGATGAGTATAAGCTCTATCTCACCCTTGATATTGTGAAACGTTTGGTCGCAAAGCGCATGCCGGAATTTCTTACATCTGACGTTCTGGCTCAGTTGACTGAAGCTGGCATTCTTTCGAGCTCTATCGTAAAGACGCTCACGCTCTCTACCGGGCATTCCAAAAATGTCAGGCTTCGATCAATTAATCGCAGCTTTGTGAATGGATATGGTCGTCGTGACATTACAACTATTTCAACCTAAAGGAGGTTATCTTATGATTTCAAGGCCAAAAATCCAGGCATTCCTTGGCACGTATCAGGAAGGCGCTGAAAAACTCCCGGTCCACCTTCAGCTTCACCCCGGAGTTGATCCTTCCAGTATATTCCTCACTGGATCAAGCGGCAGCGGAAAATCCACGGCGGGGCAATGCATGGCAATTCAGTTCGCTAAGCAAAAAATCCCCTTGCTCGCATTGGACCTTGGACACACTTTGTCGCCTGATCACATTTGCCCACCGCTGTCCTCTGAATTTGAGGCACTGGCAATCAGGCATGATCTCTACGCTGAATCTGTGGCCACCGACATTCTCAATCCTAAACTTTGTGGAAGCAATACAGAGTCCCCCTATGACACGGCCTATGGTCTTTGCCAGATCATTGGACAAAATAATCGTTTTGGCCCTGCTCAAATTGCATCGCTCACAGCCGAGGTCAAAACGATTGTGGAGTGCCGGGAAATTTGTCCCCATATCTTCCCAAGCATTCTTGAGGCATTGAAAAGTTCCACTTCTGCAAATGTCCGCATGTTGGGAAATCGACTGGAACCGCTTCTCCAGCATGATGTGTTTGAACGCCGCCAAAACGGAAGCTTTTCCCTTCCGATTTCGCCTCATATACATATTTTTGATGTGAGCAGCTATCCTGATACAATCAGGACTACCTTGGCAGAACTTCTGTTATACGATTGGTTTCGCTCCGCTCGTGCGCTGCAGATTCCCATCGTCATCATGGTCGATGAAGTGCAGAATCTTAGGCTTGGTCGCGGCACGGTTCTGAACCGAATTATCACAGAAGGCCGCAAGTTTTCAATCGGTTCTATGCTAATCTCACAATCTTTGAAGGGCTTTGCTCCAGATGAGCAGTTGGCGTTGAGTCAGACTGGAACCAAGCTTTTCTTCAAACCGCCGCTCACGGAAATTCGAGCCTGTTCCGAGATGCTAGCCGAACCAGTTCGGCGTTCCGGAACGGTCGAGCTTCTTAAAAAGCTGAAGGTCGGTCAGTGCCTTCTGTTATCCGATTTCACGTACATCGGAGACTCGCTCCAACCCAGCTCCGACTGTATTCGGGTAAGCATCAGCCTTCCGACATCTATTATTAAATAAACAAGTAGGAGGATTTATCATGAACATCCCAGATGGATTTTTTAACGATCCTGTCTCCCTAGAGTATTCTGATCTGCTATCAACTATGAGGCCCGCCATCTATTTTACAGCGCCTCCATGTTGCCACTCCGGCGATTGTGGATACATCGATTGTAGTGCTATCACGCTGCGTGACCAGAGTCTATTTTTTAACTGTGGCTATGTCAGCCCCCCTTTAAACGCCCAATATGAGGTGGTACAACCTGATTTACATTCTTTGGAGCGTTATGACTTCTCAAAGGAGCCAGATCTTCCCTGGTACCCTTAATCGCCCTTTAAGAATCCTATATCTCAAAAAGATATGCTTATTATGAAAAGCCGCCTGTGCTTTCCATCATTTTGCGAAAGGAGAGAAAAATTATGATTGATAAGCAACAGGATTTTCTTACACTAACAGGTGCGGCTCGCCGTGCACGGAGCGAAGGTTATGATATAACATACCACGGTCTCCGCAATCTCGTAGCCGCCGGTTACATAAGTCACGTACCGAACGGATCACGTATCTACGTGTTTTACCCCAATGTGATCCACTTTCTCCAGAAGGGGCTCACGGCTGAGCAGAGCCTGGACTACCAGCTCTCCCGCGCCCGTAACTGATCTAACCGTTCGCCCTCAGTATCCTCCGATGCTGAGGGCATTTTTTTTGAAGCAGGAGGTTCAAATCTATGTTCTGTGAAAATTGCGGTCATCAAATCTCAGATACCGCTAAATTCTGCTCTGCCTGCGGTCATCCCGTTGGCACAGCGCCATCCCCCGGTGCAGTAGCTCCACCTGCCGTTCCAGCCAAACGAGAATCGCCCCGGCTGAAAGCCTCGTCTGGCAATGGCAGCATCACACGAATGTCCGGAACACGCCGGAAGCCATGGCTGCTCCGAATGCCAATCCCTGATCCTCACACCGGAATTACAGTCATGAAGGCTGTTGGCACCTACGTCACCCGTGAAGAAGCAGAAGCTGTCCGCGCCGAAATGATGAAGCGTCCGGCCACACCCTATCAGGACTCTACCCTGCAGGACTGCTTCCGGATGTTCAAAGAGTCCCGTGAATATAAGGGCCGGTCCGATAAGGCTCGCGAGCTCTATGACATTGCGTGGAAATATCTCCGTCCGCTGTGGCACTTCAAAATTGCCGCCCTCTATGCGCAAGACTTCCAAAACATCCTTGATAAGATGGCCGATAACGGCCTGTCTCAAAGCATGTTGGAAAAAGAGCGTACTCTTATCAGTAAGCTGTATCGCACAGCCATTGGCTGGCGTGTCGTGGATGCCAACCTTGCATCTGTCCTGAAAGTCGAAGGACGCAAATCTCCGGAACGCGAGATTTTCACGGACGAACAGGTGACGCTGATCCTGAGCCAGAAGAACACGCCCACCGGGCAGATGGTAATTGCTCTTCTGGCCTGCGGAGTGCGTATCTATGAGCTGCTGCACTTCAAACACGAAGATTTTCACCGCACAGAATCCGGTGCTTATCTGATCGGCGGCTGCAAGACCGAGGCCGGACGCAACCGCATCATTCCCATTCTCGACTTTGGCATTCCGGTTTTTGAACATGCGTATGCCACCTCTGTGGAAAATGGTCCGCTCTTTCCCAATGGAAAAGGCGGTTTCTGGAATGAGAAGAACTGGCGTAACCGCAAATTCTATCCTTTCTTGGAGGAAATCGGCATCCAGCCGAATCCTTACGACGAAAATGATAAGCGCAAACCGGAGTTTGCCGGGAAGCTTGCCACCTATACGCCCTACACCACCCGCCATACCTACGCCAGCCTTTGTGACCGCGCAGGCGTCAACAAGGATATCCTGAAACGCGCTGTCGGGCACACGCCCAAATCCAAAACGTTAGATGAAGTCTATCTCCATCCGAAAGCGACCCAGATGATCGAAGCATTTGATAAGGCCAATCAGCTGGTCAATGATGAAGTTCTGACCACAACGAAGGCATAA